GTATATCACACTTATTTAGGCGCTACTCAAAATCTTAAACTAAATCTTGCTAACGCAGCTCAAACATCTGTAGCGTGGTGGAATAATACATCTCCTACAAGTACAGATTTCACTTTGTATTCAACTCCAGCAAATAGTATAGGCGCAACTTACGTTGCCTATCTTTTTGCTTCCAACGCTGGCGGCTTTGGTAATGCTGGCACAGACAATGTGATTACTTGTGGGAGTTATACGGGAGTCACTTACCCCAACTCTTTAGAGGTAACCATAGGTTTTGAGCCGCAGTTTGTAATTATTAAAAACTCTAATACTGCATCAAGTTGGACTATGTGGGACACAATGCGCGGTATGTCGGTTGTACCCGCTGCAAACACGGCACAATCACTACTGTTAGAGCCAAATACTAGCGCCGCTGAATCAAATCAGCCGGGAATTTTTCCAACCGCTACAGGATTTGTTGTTAAAAACGGGCTTACTTCTATAAGCAGTCCGTCAGACAAAATGATCTACATCGCCATTCGTCGTGGCCCGATGGCTACACCGACTGATGCGACGAAGGTGTTTGCGCCAAATAACGGTGCGAGTTCAACTTCTGGACAGACTATTTCCACAACATTTCCAGTTGATTTAATAATGTCAGCGTACCAAACGCAAGGCTATGTTGGTTTGTCAAATGATAGGTTAAGAGGTATCAGCAATACGAATACAGCAGGTACAACTCCAGCCCTTCAAACGTCTACAACTGATGCTGAGTCAGCTTTTTCTGCCACTAATCCTTGGTTTATAAAAGCGTGGAACAACAGCATAACCAGAGGAAGTAACGGGGCTGACCCCGTTGGCGGCATAGTTTCTTGGTTATTTGGCCGCGCACCCGGCTTCTTTGATGTGGTGTGCTATAATGGGGATAGCGGTGGCATAGCTGAAAACCATAACCTTACTGTTGTGCCTGAGTTAATTATCAATAAATCAAGAAACGCAGTTAATAATTGGTTTGTTTATAGGCCAAGCGCATCTGCAACGTATGGCAATTTAAATACAACAGCCGCATTTGCAAGTTTAGGAAGTCAGGTTGCAACTGCTTCTACTTATGACCCAGTTTCATACGCTTCTGGAACAACCTATGTGTCCTATCTCTTTGCCACACTTGCAGGTGTCAGCAAAGTCGGCAGCTACACAGGTAACGGCACAACCCAAACCATCAACTGTGGTTTTGGTGCTGGTGGGGCAAGGTTTGTTCTTATTAAGCGCACTGACAGCACAGGTGGTTGGTACGTCTACGACACAGCCCGTGGTATGACTACACTGACAGACCCCTATCTGCTCATGAACAGCACAGCCGCTGAAGTCGCAACTCTTGGTTCTGTAACTACAGTATCAACTGGCTTCGCTCTGAACTCATCCATTCTAGCCGCAATCAATGTTAATGCGGGAACCTACATCTTCCTTGCCATCGCATAGGTGAAATTATGACCATACGCATTAGACAAACTGGACAATTAATGACAGACAGCGAATTTCGCGTCTATGCTCAATCCAAAGGCGCACACTTTGGCTTTGAACTAACAGAGGCGAACATCCATCTTTATGGCGCAGACCCCGTTTTTGAAGGCCCTCAAGCCTCCGGCGGAACTGTCTATCAATACAGCCAACAGGATGGCGTTGAGCAGATCAACGGCCAGTGGTACACCAAATACATTCTGGGGCCAGTCTTTACAGACACCACAGACATGGACGGCAAGGTTACTACGGCTGCTGAGAATGAAGCCGCATATAAAGCCGCCAAAGATGCGGAGCAGGCACAGCATGTGCGTGATGACCGCACCAAGCGCCTTGCTGACTGCGACTGGACACAACTTGCCGATAGCCCTGTTGATAAAACAGTGTGGGCTACATACCGCCAAGAGCTGCGTGATATTACAAAGGCTGATGGCTTTCCTTGGACAATGGTTTGGCCAGTTAAGCCTTAATATCTAATGCCATAAAGGGGAACTTATGGAAAACGAACCAGCATCTCTGCCGCAGGTAGAGCAATTCTTCTTTTTTCCGTGTTCTATCTATCGAGCAAATTTGCCCGATTTCTTGCCCGAAGCCAGTAATGTTCTTAGCGAACATCTCGAACTTTCACCCAAAGCAGATGATATATACCCGATAAGCCAGACTGGAGGGATGTTTGATACCCGTATTCAGGGGCTAATGGACTATATCGGCAATACGTCTTGGCTGATCTTAAATGATCAAGGGTTTAATATGGACCTATTTCACTGCACAATTACAGAATTGTGGGGTCAAAGGTTCTTTAAACACGGACAGCACGTTGAGCATACGCATAACATGGGTTCCCAGATCACTGGTTTTTATTTTGTTGAAGTACCAGAAAACAGTTGCAGGCCATTGATCTTCGATCCTAGACCCGGCAAAAAACAAATTAACTTGCCGGAGCGAGATATGTCCCAAGTTAGCTATGCCTCAACACAAATCAATTTTGACATTAAGGATGGCGACATTTTATTGTTCAATTCTTGGCTTGGACATGGGTTTACGCCAAATGCGTCGAATGATGAGTTTCGGTTTATCCATTTCAATGTGTCTGTGACGCCATCGCCACAGCCTGCCGCTGCGCCATTGGCTATTACATCCATTGAACCTGCGGAGGTCATATGAAAAAATATGCCATTCGCTTTAACAAGACGGCTGGACAGCCCGGAAGAGGTACTCCAGATCATGTCTGGCGAGTTTTTGAAGAGGAAAAGGAATACCTGTTCAAGAACGTCAAGATAAACGTCCCATGTTCTGGGGCAAAGACTGGTGAAGACTGGTCAATGGTCTGCTATGGTTATCTGCACATTGATCGAGATACATCGACGGCCACGATCAAAGTTAAAGAAAAGGGGAAATAAATGAATGATACGCTTATTGAACTGAAATTGACTGTAGAACAGATAAATTATATTCTACAGGCACTAGCACACAGGCCATTTGGGGAAGTGGTTCAGCTAATCACTGACATAAAAGCTCAAGGTGAATTGGCTATACAGGCCACACAGCCGACAGCAGAACCCGTAGATACTCCAGAGGCCTAGCATGGATACCCAAAGCCTAATTAATCTTGGTGTTGGCGCTGCAATCGCAATAGGCGGTTGGTTTGGCCGAGAGCTTTGGGATGCTGTTAAAAAATTAAGGGAAGATCTTCATAGAATTGAAGTTGAACTGCCTTCAAATTATCTTCGCAGAGATGAATTTGGTGAAGGTATGAAAGAGATCAGAGATCTATTTAATAAAGTTTTTGATAAGTTAGATGGGAAAGTAGACAAATGATGTCTTCGGACTCCATTATCAAGCCTATTGCGGCGGCAACCGCAATCGTCACGCTGCTTGGTGGTGGTTATTCTTTGTATGAAAAGATGAAGCCCGGACCCAAAAATATCTTAGAATGGGACGCAGACCACTTCAACATTTCAAATGGCCCAGCTTCTGGTGAGTTCAAAGTAGTTGTTGCGCGGCAAAAGATCCGCGATGACTGCACAGTTGAGGCTTTTGGCCTTGAAGTTCGTGATGCTGATTTCATTGTCCATAAAGCAAATTCATCTGTCTCCACGTTCTCTGGCCCAGCCAGCCCTACGGTGGACAAGTTTGGCTACACAATGACAATCGAAAATCCTGAAAGTGTGGCTTTGGGCAGCGCAAAGCTGATTGCCCGAATTACCTACAAGTGTCCAGAAGGTAATGTCATTATTGCCTACCCGGACCATAAGAACTTGAATTTCAATATTGAGGGCAGATAATCATGCGTATGTCAGATCAGGGCATAGACGCCCTTCTCAAGAAGTTTGAAGGCTGCAAACTGAAAGCCTACAAAGATCCAGTGGCCATTTGGACTATCGGCTACGGCCATACGTCTGCCGCTGGTGCGCCTGATGTCACTGAAGGTCTGACAATTACTCAGGCTGAAGCTGAAGAGATCTTAAAGCGTGATTTGGTTAAGTACGAGAAGCCCGTGGCTGATATGGTCAAGGTTCCTTTGAGCCAGCACCAGTTCGATGTTCTGGTTGACTTTGCCTACAATGCTGGTGTCGGCAACCTAAAATCCTCAACCCTTCTCAAGAGGGTAAATGCAGGTGACTTTGACGCAGTGCCGACTGAGCTGATGAAGTGGACTAAGGCAAAAGGCAAGGAATTGCCGGGGCTAGTTCGCCGCCGCAGGGCAGAATCCGAGTGGTGGCGCGATCTCA